CGATCGCGTTGTTGCAGAGCACGGCGTGGACCATCATGGTCTCGCGCAGCTCGAACGACGTCATCCAGTCGTTGGGCGCCTCATGCAGCAGGTCGAAGATCCGCGTGCCGCGCGCCGGCGTCACCGAGTCGGTGGCGGCGTCGTAGTCGCCCACCGTCAGCGGCAGCTGCGCCACGCCCTCGGCCAGCACCCGGACGCAGCCCAGCACCGCCGTGGTGCGCAGCGCCGCGTCGACGTTGACCGCGACGCCGGCCTTCGACGTGCCCTGGCCCAGCAGCGCGGCCCAGGTCAAGGCCTGGATGTCGGTCGACTTGGCCTCGAGGCCGGCGAGGGCCCCGGAGAGCCCCGCGGCCATCGTCTCGAACAGCCCCATCAGCCGCCGGCCGGCTTCTCGGCCGCGGCGGCCGCGTCACGCCGGCGATGGGACTCGATGCCCATGGCGGTCAGGAAGGCGACCACCACCAGCTCGAGGCCGCCGACGATGTAGCCGAGCGGGGACCAGGCCTCGTGGAAGCCGAATGCGACCAGGTACAGCCCCACTGCGCCATAGCTGTTGCGAAGGATCGTCGGGGTGTTGGGGCGGACGGCCGCCACGAGCTTGGCGAGGCGGGCGCGAACCTTCATGGGTGGCGCGCTCCTCGACTGAATGAACGGTTCAGATGATCAGCACTTCGCTGGTCTCGACGTAGCTGCGGCCGCCGCCCGGCTCGGGGTTGTGGCTCATCAGCTCGAAGGCGTCGAAGATGGCGCAGAGCGGATCGATCTTGGCTTTGCCGGCGGCCTGCTTGGTGATCAGCACCGCGTTGCCGCGGGCCTCGGCCTTGGCGTTGCCGACGCACCAGGCCAGCAGGTCGGAGCCGCAGTGCGAGGCCCGGTCGAGCTTCAGCGCCCGCTCCAGGCCCCAGATGGCGCTCGCCAGGCGGTAGCCCTGCGGGATCGCCTGCAGCTGGTCCTCGGTGAGGCCGCGGCGTAGGAGCTCGTCGACGATGTCCGCGACGCCCACCGCGTCGAGGCCGACCGCGCCCTTCTCCGGCAACAGTCCGGCGTCGCGCAGACGGATGACCACATCGACGGCGCCGGTGATGTCGTCGCCGAGCGTGGGCGCGGCGGCGTCCTCGTGCTGATCGGCCGGCGCGACGTCATCGAGTGGCGGCCCGCCGTTGTGGCCGATGATGGTGAGGTCGCCGGCCTTCTCGAAGTCCTGCAGGCGCGGCGCAATCTCCTTGCGCCGCTCCAGCACGTCGTCGTGGGCCCAGGCGCGGGCCCAGATCAGCAGCCGGTGCGTGCCCCGCTCGCGGCCGATGACCGCCAGGCCGAGCAGGTCGTCGAGGCCGCCGCCATCGATGCCGACGACCGCGACCTCCGATCGCCGGATCAGCTCGTCGAGCGTCAGCGTCGGGTCGGCGCGCTGCTCCCAGTAGTCGGCGCCGGCCCAGCGGTCCGAGCGCAGCGACAGGCCCACCTGCACGTTGAAGTGCTGGCTCGCCAGCAGCGCCAGGGCTTCGCGGCCGGTCTCCTCGGCGGCGATCAGCTGCTGGTCGAGGAAGGGCGGATAGACCGAGCGACCGAGGTTGGGGTTCACGAACCCCCACAGCCGGCGGACCTTCCAGCCGTTGTCCTTCTGCAGCCGCTCGGGCAGCTCGTAGAGCACCGCCAGGCGCGGCAGCTTCAGCTCGCCGTCGCGGACCTTGCGGGCGATCGCCAGCTCGTCCTTGAAGACGCCGGCCGGCGGCTCCTTGGACTGGGTAGTGATCTGGATCAGGAAGCCGTCGGGCCGGGCCGCCAGGCCGCCGCGGACCTCGATGAACACCGCCGCGGCGTTCGACTTCTTGGCGAACTCGTGGGTCTCGTCGATGAGGACGTAGGTCGACTTCGAGCCGGTGATGGCGTCGGTGTCGGCGGCCTTGATCTGCAGCGACGCGCCGGTGCGCCGGTGCGTGATCTTGCGGATGTGCTCCTGTGGATGGAAGAGCTTCGCCAGCTCGGGGTCGGCGGTGATGATCCCCTTCGCCTGCTTGAAGGCGATGTCGGCGATCTGCTTGGTCGGGGCGATCAGCAGCGCCTCGGCCAGCGGGCGCCGGTTGAGGATCATCGCCACCACCATTAGGGCGGCGGCGTAGGAGCTCTTCCCGTTCTTCTTCGGGACGAGGAGGAAGACCTCGCTGATGTTGCGGACGTTGGCGACCGGGTCGTAGGCGCCGAACAGCGCGGCGACGATGTCCCGGAACCAGTCGGCGCCGGCCTCGGCCATCGGCGGGCAGCCGATGACGTCCGGCAGCTTCAGCCGGTTGAAGCTCCGCAGCGCCCGGGCGGCCTGCTCGACGTTCAGCGGCAGCTCGGGGACCAGGCTGCGACCGGCGAGCAGCCGCGCCTCCCAGTCGAGGCAGGCCGTGTCCCACATTGAGGCGCTTAGGGGTTAGCCGACGGCCGCTAGTTCGGCAGGCCGCCGTTCAGGTCGTCGCCCCAGTCGGAGCCTTCCCCGGCCGTCAGCGCCGCCTCCTGCGCGGCTTCCTTTTTGCCGGGCTTCTTGGTCTCGCCGTTTCCCAGCGGGCGGAACAGGCCGAGGTGCTCGCCGAGCTTGGTCAGCGCGGTCAGCTTCGAGTGCATCTTGATCTTCAGCGCCCCGGTCGAGCTCTGCGAGATCTCGGCGATGCCGGCGGCGACCATTTCGTCGATCTCGGCGCTCGCCTTCAGGTCGACGCGGTTGGGGACGGCGAGCATCTCCTCGCCGTTGCGCTCCACCCAGCCGATCTCGCCCGGCGACCAGCTGACCACGTTGCGGATGTCCGCGAACGCGATCTTCTGCAGCTCGGCGATGACGCGCTGGTCCAGCGGCAGCTCCGCCGGCGGGACCTCTGCCTTCGGCGCCCGTCCCGCCTCGATCGCAGCAGCGACCTTAGCGTTCCTTAGCAACCGACTCGCTTCGACAGCTGCGCTCTTCTCCGCGTACCCCGCAGTAATCGCCGCCTTCGTCCCGTTCTCTTCCAGTAGAAACGCCGCGACAAACCGCCTTTGCTTGTCAGTCAGCACCGTCCGGCCGCCAAAAACCGCGCCGCGCCCGAAAAAAATTCTGCGCGTGTCCGTGGGGCCGGTCGCGGTGACACGGGGCGCTGGAGATTTGACCCCCCTACCGGCCCGGCGGCGCGCGGTCGGCGCGCTGCTTGTGGGTGTCGTGGCAGGGCTTGCAGAGGGTCTGGAGGTTGCGGGGGTCCCAGAACAGGGCTGGGTCGCCGCGGTGGGGCTGGCGGTGGTCGGCCACGAGCTGGGATGTGTCCACCACCAGACGGCCGCAGGTCGGCCACTGGCAGGTGAAGCCGTCGCGGACGAAGCTGGCCCAGCGAAGGGCCTTCCAGCGCTGGGTGAAGTACCAGGCGCGGCTGTCGTCCCGGGTGGAGTGCCCCGAGGCGTCGACGTGGGACTTCAGGCGCGCCGGCGGCGACGCCAGCCGGGAGCGCAGCGCGCGCAGGCGCCCCACGCTAGTCGGCGGGTTGCAGCTCCAGCGACGGCGACGCGGCGACGACGGCGATCACGCCCTCGAGATAACCGCGGCACTCGTCGTCGAGCTTCTTGATCTCTGCCAGCGACGGCTCGGCGACCCAGCGCACCAGCCGGTTCGCCAGCACCTTGCCGACGCGCTTGGCGACGCGCGCGATCGCGCCGTGCACCTTGTCGGCCGCGACCACCTTCGCCTTCGACCGCACCACGCCCTTCAGCGTCGAGCCGTCGCACAGCGTCAGGTTCGTGGTGCCGTTCGCCAAGCCGCCCGGAAAGCAGACGGCGACCGCCTCTGCGCGCAGCTTGCCCTCTTCGGCCTCGGCGTCCTTCAGCACCTCGTGCGCCGACTTCCACTTCCACGCCGCAGCCAGCTGCTGCGCCTCGAGCTTGCTGGGCGCAGCGGCCATAACCCGGTCCTTATGATGTTCAGCGTGCCGGCGCGTGCCAGCTGTGGATCTTCCCCCGCGATCCGGTGTCGCCGCGCAGGCGCTTCGCTAAGCGGCGTAGGTCGCGCGCCACCAGATCCATCTCGACGTGGAAGGCTTCGGGGTCGATGCGCGTCTGGCGCAGCCGATTGACGCGGTCCGCAAGGTCATCGGCGACCGCGGCTTCGTCGCTCACGCCGCGCCGCCAGTCGAACTCAGGCTCTCAACGACCAAATCAAGATCAACCGACGCCGCGCGAGCACCGCTATACCACAGCGCGGCAGCTGCTCGCACAGTCGTCGGCCGCGTCATTACAGGCCTACCTTGGCGGCGGCATTGCGCTTGAAGCGCTCGGCGCCCTGGATATAGCCGCGCATGGTGTCGAACTTGGCGTGGCGGCTCTGGCGCATGATCACGTCCGGCGCGACGTCGTTCGCCGCAGCCTCGGTAATCAGGCCAGAGCGCATCGAGTGGCCGCCGAACATCGACGGGTCGAGATCCGCGCGCTCGCAGGCGCGCTTGACGATCAGCGCGATCGCGCCGCCTGAAAGCGGTTCGCTGCCAAGGCGGCCATGCCGATCGATGCCCCGAAACACCGGTCCGCCGGTGATCCGCGCCTGGTCGAGCCACGCGCGCACCGCCGAAACCGGACAGAGCCTGGTCTTGCCGTAGGGCACGCCGACCACGGCGCCGTCGCCGAGTTGGTCGCCCTTCGAGCGATCCAGCCTCACCTCGAGTCCGCCGGTGACGAACGCCAGCCTCACCGTCGAATTTGGCCCATATTTGGGGCATTTCTGACCCATATTTGGGCCATCCAAGACCGCCGCCGCGACCTCGCTGCGCCGCAGCGCCGCCGCGAACCCCAGCAGCAGGATCGCCCGATCACGCGCGCCGGCGAGCGTCTTCGGGCACTTGCCGACAACCCGTCGCAGGTCGCCGAGCACCAGCGCGCGCTTTTTGCGCGGAGGCCGTCCGTGGCTTCGCTGGATGCCCGACCACACCTGCCTTAGCGGGCCGGAATCGGGAACGGCGGCGCCGGCGTCGCGATGTGCGCGCCGGATCGCCGCGAGATGACGCGCCAGCGTCGAGACCGCGAGCCCCTGGCGATCGCCAGGCCCAGGCGCGTGTGCTGTCAGGTAGAGCGCGATGGTCGCAGGCTCTGCCGGGAGCGGGCTCGCGCCGACGCTGGCGCACCAGCTGGTGAACGTCCGCCAGTCCGCTCCATAGGCGCGCCTGGTGTTGTCGGCCATGCCGGCGTCGGCATAGGCCCTGGCGGCTTCGACCAGCTGGCCGAGGCCGGGACGATCGCCATCCGTCACAAGGGGGACGATCGCCGATCCGGCCACGATGGAATGCTTTCAGAGCCGGCTTCGCGGCTGTGAGCGCAGCTCCGAACGCACAATGTCGCGGATAGCGCTGACGAGCTTTCGAGGGTCGACGTCACGAGCTTCGAGGAATTGCAGCCTCGCCGTCGGCACACCGATGAAGGCGCGCCGCAGGGCGTTTGCCTGCTCTTCCGTTAGCGCGCCGTCGACCGAGATGACCGCCGCGGGCGCTCCGTCGCCAGCGATCTCCTGGCGGATGCGCGCCCAGTCGGCCGGCGCAATGGCGATCTCGAACGCCTCGCCGTTGCGTCCGCGCGCGGTAAAGATGACGTCGTCGCCGTCGTCATGGCTGAAGTTGAAATAGGCGACGACCTGGTCGCCCTGCGGCAACGCGCATTCGGTGTGGGCGGCGATCGTCGAGCGCATGCTCAGTCCCTTTGCCTGCCGACCCAGATGCGTCGCCACTTGCGGCGGCAACTCGAGGGTCGGATCGGCCATTCGCCCTCACGAAAACGGGGGATTTCGGTGTCACGAAAACCCTGCCGTCCTGGCTGTCGATAAGGGGGCTTATCGTAGCCCAGACGGGACAGCCCGGTGGGATTCGAACCCACGAGCTCCCAGCTTTCGAGCGAGCGCGCTCTCGCTGGAAGCTTGGCGCACCAGAGCCGTTCAACCACTCCGGCACGGGCCGATAACGCGCACGCTAGCATGCCCTGTCAGGTCGCGTCGTGCTCGAGCGCGCGGCGGACCTGCTCGCGCAGCGCGTCCTGTGACGGCTCGTTCCACAGGCCGGGCGACGACGCCAGCCGCAGCTGGGTGCGGCGATGATGCATCGCCAGCGCCGCGTCGGTCCCGCGCAGCACCTCCATCCCGATGTCGAACGAGATCGGCTCGGCCATGCCGCGCCTCCCGCTTCGAAAACGCGAACGCCGCCCCGAGCGAGGCCCGGGCGGCGTTCGAGTGGGTGATTGGTGGGGATCAAGCCGGTCGCAACTCGACCAACTTGACGCTCAACGTGCATCTGCGGGCGCACCGGAGTCAAGGCGTCCGAATCGCGAACGCCCTATCCCGTGCCCTGAGCGCCGCGCCGTCAGTCTTCGCGCCAGAATGGGTTGTCGCAAGGCGCGGGCCGATGGTGGGCGGCGCAGTTGCATCGATCCGGGTAACAATGGATGTACTCGGGCGGGTCGATTTCCAGTTCGAGCAATTCCTCGACGGACTTGCTCTTCATGTATTGCGCCAGCGCTTGGCCGGACGAGGTCAGCCAGCCGCCGCGCGGCGACGTCCCGTACTCGATCACGTCGGCGTGGCAGAGGACATTGATCATCAACCATGCCACGGTCGGCGTCAGCGCCGCCTCGAGGTCCTCGTACCAATACGACCGGCCGTCGCGCAGCAGCGTGAAGAACTGCCGCAGGGCTGAGATCACGTGCTCTTCGCCCGTCCCGTAGCCGAAGCCGAAGACGTGGTTCTCCCAATCGATGAAGAACTCGTCGTCGCCTTTCGGGGGTTTCGCCTCGTCGCTCATCGCGTCAGATCGCCTCGCTCTTGTGCCCGGTCACGAACACCGGCGGCTGGGTCAGGCGACCCTGCACGCCCAGCCACACCACCCCTGTCTCGACGATCTCCTCGATCTCGGCCAGCGTCAGCCGCCAGCAGCTCACCAGGCGCCCGTCCAGCCG